GCCTGCCGACGGACAACTATGGTATATGAACACAGGCAAAATACACGTTGCGGCAAATTGGGGACCTCGAACTAGAATACATCTTAATGTGCGTGTTCTTTTACCGAGATACAACGAACAAGATCCTTTTCTTAAAATTAAAATTATCGAAGGCGACTATGATTGGAAGCAATTGGCGTACACACCGATTATGACATTGATCAATGCAGGTGTAAAAAATAATACAATTACAGGCTTCAAAGCAATCAGCGAAAAGGAAGTTTATTTAAACACGCTGACTCCAGATACATTTACAGGTGCTTTTGAATCAATTACCCGAGCAGGTGTTATTTTAGATTACCAGTATTGTATTTGAGGTTTGTTATTATCTTCAACCAACTTTCGTAAGTTTGTAGAACAACTTTTAACACAAACTAATTTTTTATCAGTGGTATAATGTTTAGGAAGACTTTCGCCCCAACCGCAAGAATTCAAAACATCAACGATATTAGTTCCGTGCAAATTTGGAATACCAATATCATCTGCTACGTCTACAGCAGATAATCTTAATCTTTCCCTAATAACATATTCAGCACCTTGCCAGTCAAGTCCGTCGGTGACATTTAAGGCCTGTACAAAACAGCAGGGCCACACATTACCAAAAGTATTAATGAATAAGTCTCGACCAGTTTGACACTTTGGATCAATCTCAGAATTTTTAATTAGAGCATTGTAAGTTTCTTTTTCTACTAACTTAACCATGTTTGGTTGCATAACATATTCTTTATACTGAGGTTTAGTAGGTCCTTCGATATAGTATTCCACGTTACCATATTGATCTTTTACTGGGAACTGAGGTAATCCGTGAAACCTTTGTGTTGGTTTTAGAATAACTTCTTCGAATCCGATGCTAAGTAGATATTCTTTTAAATTTTCTGCCTCATCTTCGTTGTGCTTGAATAACAAAGTATCCGATCTTGCTCTGCCGCCAGCAGCTATAAATGTCTTGGCATTCTCAATAATTTTATCCCAACTAGTGTTTCGCCTATACATTTCATGCTGACCTTTGAATCCATCGATTGCAAAAACTACCAAACCTTTATTACCTAAAACTCTAGCAAGATTCGTCCACCACTCCTTATTTCGCAAACTTCCGTTAGTGTGGATTGCAAGTCTACAATCATTAGTAGTATTATTGGCCAGATATTCGAATATTTCTAAACAATCTTTAGCCAGTAAAGGATCTCCGTTATTTCCACAAGCATAAAAACTATCAAGTTTCATTAAGAATTCTTTAGGGAACCATTGAACAAACTGTTCTAAAGTAATTTCGGTATTTTTAATATGACTGCGTTCTTTACCGCCGAACTCGTTTCTCGAACACATAGGGCAAGCTGCTTGACATTTGTCAGTTAACTCAATATGAACTGATTTTATATTATGTGGATAAGGTAACATTCTTTCTTCCAATGATCATATATCGGTTGTATAAGGGCAATTCTAGTTCGCCAGACCACAATATGTTAATATTAGATTGTTCTTTAAATTCATCTAATGTTTTTGCTGTTCGAACGTGCTCTGGGATTTGATAATTATTACTTTGTAAAACAAGTAATGAGCTAGATGGAATACCATTCAGCCAGGTATCATAATCGTATTGTGTAATATGTTCACAGCTAGTATTAATGATAACATCTGCATTACTGCTGATAACACACATGTCAGCAGTGACGGCTCGAAATTTTCCTACCATCTCTTCAATCTTATTCATATTAATAGCAACAGGTTCACACATTGGGTCAATATCAATACTGCGAATATTAATGATAGGAATTTCGCTCTGAAACAACATACTAGCTAATACCCCAACCCATCCTCCGTGAATATCTACTGTTACAAATTTGTTTACGTGTTCACGTAAATTTTCAATTAACCATTCTTTGCTTTTAAGTTGTCCTCGCCAAAACGCATCCATGGTCCGCATAGGATCCGGACTTTGTCGGATAGCCTGCATCCAGTAATGTAAATGTTCTAAATCAATCACCATATTTTTTCTTCCATATTTCAAAACTGTCTTTGCCTTGCAGAGTACCATTAACATCGCAGTGATTACAGGGTATGCAATTTTTTCTATTTCCTTTAATTAACTCTTTTCTATAAGATGCGAATGTTTCGCCTAGCCAAATATCCTTAATAGATTCTTTCATTATATTACCGATATTGCTTTTTCTGCCCCAATCCATTCCGCATACCAATATATCTCCATTCCAATCTATAAACAATTTATAAAAAGGAATAAAACAAGATCTTTTTATGTTCAATGACTTTGATTCTGTTATTAGTTCATTTCTATCAACTAACCTTAACTCAAAATATTCACTGTAACAATGCCTCGGAGTCACGGTAATATCAGTATTACCTTTTATCTCAAATAATCTATTAGATATATCTCCGTCGTACATACTAACGGTTAAATGTGTACAGCCGGCATCTGCTAATTCTTTAATTAATTCAGCAGTTAAAAAATCTCCGTTTGTATTAACTTCAATCCATTGAGCTGTCGTTACAGTATCTCTAACTATTCGAATGCACTCTGATAGATTTTTATGTATTAAAGGCTCGCCAAACCCTACAAATCCGATGCGTCCGGTATAATTAATTTCTTTTAAATCATTTGCTATTTTTTTCGTAGTTTCAAAATTTATTTTAAATTTTTGATTTGTATATAATGTAGGGTCACTTCTCGGACAAAAACTACATGATCTATTACAAATCTCAATAGGATTTATCTCTATTGTCCTAAGACTAGTTAGTACATCTTCAGCTCCTGTTATTTGCTGTTCTCTTAATTGTTCAATTGCTGATTGCATTTTTTATTATTTGTAGATTGGTTAGAGACATTCGATGTATGCCTTTGATATTTTTTGTGTAAAATTTCTCATCGATTCCCTTAGGGAGAGTTCTAAAAAGAACAAAATTTCCTTGAGAAGGGATACAATCATAATTTTGTTCTAACCATGTTCTAGTTTCTATCATTCGAGAAACGTGCCCCGGAATCATATCAAACAGATAAGGTGATAGATCTACACTGATGCTATGAGAAGTGCAACTGGGTCTAACCATTTGTAGTTTATTAATAATTTCAAAATTTGCAACACCGTATCCTATTCGCAAACCAGCAACTCCAAGACTCTTACTTAAGGTTTTTAGCACTAATAAATTTTCTCGATACTTTGCTTCTTTGAAAAAACTGTAATCTATATTAGAAAATTCTCCGTAAGCTTCGTCGATGACAACTAATTCGTATCGGTTTAGGAGGTCTTCTAATTCTTTTTTAGAAAAACATTCTCCTGTTATTCCGTTAGGATTGGCAATATAGATTGCTTGACAATTAGTTTCTTGTTTATGAGAAGATATTCTTTCAAAGGGTATCGAATGCAAAGAACAAAATATTTCAACCATCGGCCAAGTAGGAGAAACAATGGCGAATTTTAGATTTTTATACACTCTTAGTATTCTATCTATCAGTTCCCCGAGTCCGTATCCGCAAACTAAATTTTTAATATCTATATCATGATGATTACTGATTGCAACATACAAAGGATACTCATCAGTGTATTGCCTAAACGATACATCTAATGTTTTAATAAGATTCGATATACTTTCATTTACTATTGTATCGTAGCACAGATTATTTGATAGATCTATCTTATCATCTACGTACTTCGGCTTATTCCAGTCCGGTCTTATAGTGTCTTCATTAATTTGCATTTCGGTATCTTACTATCTGCAGAACTAACACAACTCGGTGTGACACAAATTGTCGGTTCTTTGAAAAGTTCAAATCCTTCTGTTAATGTACCCAATCGATTGTCATAACAGCTATAAGATCGTTTAACTTCATTACTTCTTATTATAACGCTCTGATATCCAGAATTACAATGCCAGCCTTTAAACTTATTGAAATTAAAAGCGTTGAATCGTTCTGCTTGATCAAACAGATATTCTTGATTGTTTTGATCATAGAGAGATATTTGATATATCTCTTCTCCTAACGACTGTTGAGGGAAACCGGTCTGCATCAGATTAATCATTTCTTCGGTATATCCGTCAACAACGAAACTAGCTGTAGGATCACTTTGAGGTTTTAATGTTACATTAATACCTCGCCTATTTAATCTTTCGCAGCGTCCATACAATTCAAAGAATTTATCAGGAACCATAACTTGGTTAACAGTAACATGAACATTGTCATACATAAGCTGAAGACATTTGTCACCAAATTCCTGTTCCTTAGCGAACTCCGAATGATAACTTGCTGTAATACTTCTTCTCTGCAAATTAGCAGTAGTATTCGACCAATTTTTCCACCATTTGCTGCCCGGACTTAAATTGGTAGTCATATGTATGCTTTGATACGGACTTTCTAAATCATTTTCTAAATGTCTTACCAAATCTAATAATTGTTTATAGGCCGTAGGTTCCCCGCCGCTGAAGCTCCAATGGAATTCTGTAAAGCCATTCTGTCTTGCTTGTCTTTTAATCTCGTCTACTGTATTTTTATAGATGTCTAATGATTGATAATCGATTCTATCCGATCTTGCATATGGCCAGCAATATGAACAACTATAATTACAAAATCTTCCTAGTATCCAACTTGTAGAAAATAAAGGTCGGACCAACATTGTTCTTTGGCCGAATCTGGTTATATTTTGAAATGGTATATTTTGAAAATCGTGCATAATTAACTGCTATTATTTACTCTATTAGCTATTGTTTTTTACAAATTAAGGTTATATAATATACTTGTGGTCGTCAGTGGAATAGGCAGACCTCCCGCTCGACTCATAGTCGAGAATGGGGACGGGGCGCTGAGTATAACTCGCAGCCTTTGTAGGTTCGAAACCTACCGACCACACCAAATTCTAGAATAAGTAGAATAACATAACTTAAAGGAAACAATTATGTCAAATACAGTAGAACAACTAAAAGCAGACTTCGAAACATTTTTAGCAGAAGATGCAAAGTTTACAGCAGGTAACTCGGCAGCAGGTACTCGCGCTCGTAAAGCCCTACAAGAAGTGGCTAAGAGTGTAAAGGCTCGCCGTAACGAAATCACTGCAGAAAAGAACACTCGCAAAGAAGCAAAAGTAACGAAGGCCTAATATGGACGATAAGGATAATTACATCCTTAGCGGTAGCGAAACTGACAGCATCACAGTCACT